AGTTGCTACAATATCTCCTGATGAATTAATACCAACTCCTTCAGCAAAAGAAGATACATTATTATTTCCAGAAATTTGAAGGGTAAATCGAGGATCTACTGTCCCTACACCTACGTTACCTTTAGCATATATGCTTGTATATCCTAAACCAATATTAACATTTTCCCACTGTGATGTAGGAACATTTTCCAAATATTGCCCATCACCATAATAAGTAACAATACCAGCAGAAGTAGAAGTTACAACTCCAGCAGGAGAACCTACAATAACACCTTCTCCAACTTGTCCCGTACTTACATTACTTGAATTTACAATTAAGGTATCAGTTACAGTAAGAGATGTAATGATACCAGTAGTAGCATTTATTAATCCAGATCCTGGAACATTTGCATCTTCAATTACTTTGACTTTACCACGAACATCCAAAGCCTGTGTAGGAACAGTAGTTCCTATACCAACCAAGCCGTTTGCATTTACAATCAGATTGTCGTCATCAACTTGGACACCATTGCGGAAATTGAATGTCTTCTTGATATTAGCCATTTATACTGAATTTTTAGTTATTTATTATGATAAAGCATCAACCTTAGATGATAATTCTTTGATTGCCTCAATAAGGAGTGGAACCAATCTTTCATACCTAACACCATAGGTATTATCTTCTCTAAGTTTAACAACACCAGGTAGTCCAAGTTGTTTAATTTCTTGAGCAATTACACCAGTTTCACTACCTTCTCTTGGAGATGTATTATTCCAATCATATGTATTACCACTAATTAGATTAACTTTCTGCAATGCATCTATAATAGGATTTACATTTTCTTTCAGAGTTAAATCTGAAGAAGCAAATGCTGTAATATCACCAGTAACTTCCATAGAACCATTTACTTTAGCAACTACAGTTGATATTGGATTGCCAATAGCACCTAAAGTAGTTAAGTTAGTTCCAGTTACAGTTAAGTTATCATCAACTTCAACTGTTCCTCCAGCAGAATCTAATCTAAGATTTCCAGTAGCAGTATCAATTTCACCATCATTTGTTCCAGGTCCTATTCTAACCTCACCAATATGTGCTTCAGCAAATGGTTTTGCTGTAGATCCAAGATATGCACCCTCATCTGCGTCAGGAATAATACCAGTATTAACTGTTACTTCACCTACTAGTACAGATTCAGTACCTACATAAAGTTTCTTAGCAATACCAATTCCACCTCTAGTAAATATAGATCCTGTAGTAGCACTTGTACTATCATTTTCATTACATACATAAACATTACCACCAAGAACATTTATTGCTCTTTGTGCTGATGATAGTTTATTACCTATTGATATTCCACCTTCAATAATAACACCACCTGCAGGAGATAATGAACAAGCATTTGCATCTGTCGAAGCAGAATCTCCCTTAGTAAATTTAGCTGTGCCATCAACAGTTAATTTCTTAGTAATTCTAAGATCTTTATTAAATCTAACATTACCATTAAATGTAACTGGACCATTAAACTGAGATAGAATCTGTTGAGATGGACCACCTTCAACAAGCAATCTATTTTTAATAATTACTTCATCAAATACAACACTTAATGTACTTGGATCTTCACCTGTCACAGTTGGAACTGGAATATCAAATGTTATTTGCTCACCAGAGTCAGATGAAATCTTAGTGTTTCCAATGTAGAAATCACCCTTGTCATTCATACCAGTATAAACAACAGTACCACAAGATGTTTCTTGTGATTGTGATAAGAACTCTTCCCTTTCAGTTAGAGTCTTAAGTTGAACTTGTGGAAGTCCAGTTGAATAGTTACCTGGACCATAACCAAGATATTCAAAGGTATGCCCTGAAGCTCTTAAAATAGATGGTCTTCTTAATTCAACAGGAAGTGGTCTAATCTTTTTAATTGTTGAATTAATACCATGATCTTCAACAATAGTACCTAAAGCACCACGAAGAACTTTAATAGTAGTTTGAGCACCGATAGTTTTATCAATAACTCTCATTATTTCACTATCAACCTGAACGAAACATCCTAATGGGAATCTAGATTGAATAGATTCTGCTGTTGTAGAACCATCAGGTAAAGTAACTTTAAGGGTATCAGTAGTAGCAACTGGTTGATTATTATCACCACTACCAATTAAAATTAAACTTTCATTGTCATATAACGATAATCCTCTTGCAGATAGAAACTCTCCACCCTTTCCTGAATTAGCATTATTAGCACCCATTCCATGCTTAAGAATATACTTAGGTGCAGTTAATCCAGCAGTAGAAGTTACTGCTGTAAATTGTGTAACAGTCTTAACCTCTTCTACAATGAAATCACCTTCATTTACATCAGAAGCATTTAATACTGTGAATCTATTTCCTTTTGATAATCCGTGAGCCTTGGTTGTTGTAATTGTTGATACTTGAGTAGATCCAACATGAGTAGGAGTACCGCTTACCTCAGTTACAGGACCTAAACCAATAACAGATTGACCATCTAAAATAATATCAGAAGCAGTTTTATGAACTTCAATTTTTACAGTAGAATCTATAGGAACAACTTGACTACTAGGATCTAAAGGAATATCTTTAATCCTAAAGTAATGATCCGCACCTGTACTAATACCAGTAACTTGAACATAATCACCAGTTGCTAAACTAATATTAGCATCTGCAATTGTTATATTTGCACTAGGAGCACCACCAATACCACCAGCAGAAGGAAGAGAACTATCAAAATATAATGGACTTAAAGAACTCTTATATCCAGAACCTGGTTCAGTTATTTCATAAGAAGTAACTGCTCCACTAGAATTAACAACAACCTTTGCAGTAGCACCTCTCCACTTAGCTGAGTTTGGTGCTGACGAATCATCAAATAATTTTACATTATAATATGTACCTTGAGTATGACCAGATCCACCTACTAATGTTCCACCATATTTTAATCCATTAAAATTATGTTCTCTAGTAAATGTAAGAACAGCATTAGTAGTATTATCAACTACACTACTAACAGTATTAGCAGCACCAAAACTGTTTAATAGTTTATTAGCAGTTTCTCTTGTAAGACTCTTCTTCAGATCGTTAGTTACTACATCCCCGATTGGAAATCTCTTTGCATAAGTTGTTGCTTCCTGTGGGTTGTCATTTACATTATCCCTATCTAATTGAGGATAAAGATTGACAACATTCTGATTATATTTTGCATCAGTAAATTCTTCCTCTATAGGATTATTACCATTCAAAATATAAAGATGGAAGACACCATCCTGAGCACCTTCAATATATGGTGCTATTGTTTCTGATCTATAAATAAATAAATTTTCTTTATTATCATTTCTTTGGAATCTAGGTAATGCAGTACTTCTAATATTAGTATCATTATTGTAAGTTCCTACAAGATGCTCATTACCTAAAACATCAGTTGTCTTATAAGTAAATACTTTATCACTTATAACACTATTAATAAGGAATGTTCCATTATATCCCTTATCTGCTGCACCAGAAGTATTAATTGTATCAGTTATATTCTGAACAATAATTTGCTCACCAGCATTTAAATCATGAGATTTATCTGATCTAACTGTTACTATCTTAGTAGTAGTATTAAAATCAATATGAGATATAAACCTTAGATTTCTATTAAAATCATAATCCGTTGATCCAATTGATGTTCTAGTAAAATCTGCATTAAATCTTGAGTTAGTAGAACTAGAATCCTGAATTACAAAACTATCACTAGGATCTCTAGCATTTTGCAATTCTTTTGGAATTACATACCTAACTTTGTATAGTTTATCATCTAAACTTCTATCATCAGTTCTTCTTTGGATATATGGAATATCCTCATCATTTTCATCTAAGAAAGCACGTTTGTCATAAATTCCATTATCAGTAGCACTTACATGAATAAACCATTGAAGTACTGGGTTTCCAGCACCATTATTACCAGCCTCAAACTGCATTGGGTGACCAAATTCACCTGGTTTCTTATCAGAAACTCTACTAATAATTTTTAACTTACCAGCAGCAGGACTAGAAATAGTTTTAATGTATAATGGGGTTGTTCTTTCAGCATTTGTTTTTGATGATGCTATTTGAATCTCATAACCACTTAAAGTAACACCATCTAATCTTGTACCATCCTTAGCATTAGTAATTGCATAATAAACTGTATGAGGATCTAAACCTTCTGGAAGATCACCATTTTCTGCAATTATTCGGATAGATTCACCATTGTTTAAATCATGTGGATTATTAACATTACCATACTTATTAACAAGTGTTATTTTATGAATAGAATTAGCAGATCCTGAAGTAGTATCATTATGAACACCTTCATATTCTTTTTCTGAAGATACTTCTACTGTCTCAGTCTGATCATAATCAACACCACCAACAGTAAGAGTACCAACTTTCTTAGACATTCTAATGACGGAACTTCTAGTTTCACCGTCAAGTTCATCTATATAAATCTTTTCATCAAATCTAGATCCAATTCTAAATCCTTGTGCAACATCTGTAGGCGAAACATTTATATTATCTTGACCTAACAGATAAAGTTTAGTGGTACTAGGAGCACCATCACTTACTGGATTAGTTGCAGCAGCATCATAATCTTGGTTCACTGAAGAATCAAGTTGAGTTAATTCAACAGTAGTTTCAGGACTAACAACTGCCTTCGGTGTAATGATACTTGTAATATAACCTTTATTATCCTTATCAAATGATTCTTTCTTAAATCCATCAGCAGAAAGAGCAAACTGACCGAAGTTAGAGTTGGAGTTTGTAATTGATGAGTCACCACCAGACTTCATTAAGAAGTGAATATGATAACCAATAGCAAACACAGAAACGATCTGGAAGACAGCATCATTCTCTAGTGTAATATGAGCAGTTTTCCAACCATCTCTATAAACAGCATCCTTATCTAAATGATAAACTTTAGTTTCTTCTAATGAAGATGCTTCTTTAGATAATGCAGAACCAGTTGTTTTTTGATATGTTATTGATTCATACTTCCTACTTGTAGGATTATATTTTGTAAATGCACGATCATCTTTCTGTAGAGATATACCAGTAAATTGAGCAACAACCATTGATTTGAAACCAGTGGCTTTTGCACCATCTGCTCTCATACCTTGCATACCAAATACCGATCTTAATGAACAGTTAAAGATATAAGGAGATGCACCAGTAACAGTATCAACTTCTACACTAACTTCAGCACTACCAGCACTTAATCCACTTGCAGGACCAGCAGCTAAATTAACAGGAACTTGTGGAAGTAAATATGTAAATTGAGTTTCATTTAATACATTCTGTACCTTTGTTGAAATATTATATTCAAGTTCATTAACTTTCTCAATCTTAATAGGTGTTCCACCACTTAATTCATGAGGAACAGCAGTAGTTACAGTAACTACTGGACCAGCAGTATTACCATCACCAGAAATTATATCAGTAATTTGAATACGATCAGATGAAAACGCACCTACAATCTCATATTCAGGTCTTTGTTTTGCAAATCCACCGCTTGCTGCAGGATATTTTTCATCAATATCTCTAATAGATGCTCTATTATAAGCATTAGATAACTTACTATAATAAACATCTAGATCAGTTAAACCATCAAATTGATCTAACTTATTAACACCATCAGCATACTCAAATACTGCCAATTTATGGTGAGAGAATATTGGTTTTGATTGATTATTAGTAAATTCTGTCGGATCGGTATATACTAATGTTGAATCATCTCCATCAAAGATAGAGAACTGCCAGAAATAACAAGCACCAGTAACCCTAAAAATAGCAGAGCGTTTTACAGCAGCATCTGTTGGGTTTGGAACATACTTAGGACGAACTTTTGTTTTTCTTAGATCTAATCCAACAATAGATGTTCCTCTAGGAACTATAACACCACCTTCCGTACTGTTAAACTTGTAAAGTATATTATCTTCTTGTGTTAAATCAAAGTTAGAATTTAATGTTAATGTAAGAGTATTTTGTGCTCCAGATTCTGCACCGCTTGGACTAATTGCAGTAGCATTACCAGAAACACTTTTTATACCAAATCCTGGGCGATTATCTATTAAATGTTCACCTGGAAATAATAGTATGGTAGTTTTTTCCACAATATCATTATCACTTCCCTTTAAATAAGAGAATCTAGCAGACTCTATAAGTGCTCTCTGTAAGGTCTTAAATGGTTTTGTTAATGAGTTACCCTGATTTTCAATTCCATCAGTGGCATCAAGATCATTTGGATTTACATAAAGAATGCGACCTTCACTATTCTTTATGAAATTCTCTAACTTATTAAGTGGCATCTTTTTATACTACTAGTCCAGGTGGTATTTCTATACTCTATTTAGCTTTCCTATCGGTAGTTAATTTTGGTTCAACATAAGTAATGATCTCAGGGTCTGCATGATCCTTAATAACATCCATCACACCCATAAACTGTTCTGTGTTTTCACACTTAACAAATCTAGTTTCACCTTCACTACTAATCAAGGTAATTCTCTTTTTACATACATCAACTATAATGTCTTGTACAGTTTCTTCAATATCCATAAATTACCCCTTAAACATTTTGAACATAATACCAAGTAACTGCTACTCGTTTATTTCCTTCTATAACTGGTTCTCCAGAATGAGGATAACACCAATTTGAAGGGAACATCAAAGCATATCCAGGTTTTGGTTTAAATGTTGTATGTGGAAATTCAGTACCACCTCCAGATTTAGATTCCTTTAGATATGTAATCACAGATATTTTTCTATGATATTCATCCAATCTAGGATCTGTTGCCATATCATGATGAAATTTATATTCCTGCCCCTTTTTATAATCTAATGCTTGAATAGCTTCTCTCCAAGATCTAGTTCCAACAGCACCAGGCATAGGGTAATAACTATAATTGATATGTATTTTCTCACATCTCCTTTTATATTCAACCAATCCAGCATTCATTGCTTCATGCAATAAAATAGTTTCAGGAGCTTTCTCATCCATTGATGTTCCTGTACTAGATCTTATCTCTTGTCTAGTTTTTGATGCTTCAACACCTTTACCAAAAACTGTACTACTCTGAAATTCTAAAGTATCAATATACTTGTTTATCTGTTTGACTTCCTTTTGATTAAGAATCTTAATAGATTGTATTAACTCTTCCATAATTAAATACCTAGTTCAATTATTATAACACATTTATGAAGGTTTTGTCGGCCAAGAAGAATGTGAGCGATTATCTGCTAATGCTTTTGCAGTTAAATTAGCATCTGCTGCTATAGTTGCTGGAAGATCTCTTAGTGCCTGACGATATGTTTGCCACTCTGCTTTTTTATCTGATGTAAGTGTAACATCATCTAAACGAGTCCAATCAGACCAAGACAACTGAGCATTTCTATAATTTTTTACTTCCTGCAAATGATCTCTTGCTGCTTCATAAGCAGCAGCCGCAGCAGTTTTCTCATTAGCATGATCAGTTACTGCTTGTTGCCAAATACCTATCTCTGTAATATCTTCTGGCCATTTTTGAGTACCATCTGCCTTTGTAGCACCATCAATATATTCAACGTGACCTTTACTTGTTGAACTATCCCAATGCATCGCATGAACATCTGAAGGAATCCAAGATATATCTGTATGAGTAACTGGTTGTACTACATCATCATCAACGATGATAGTTTTATCAGGTACAATAACTGTTAGTTTCATTGTTCTACATCCGTTACATTGTGCAATATTTGTCTAGATTGTTGTAATCTCTCTTGTGCTTGCAATTCTAATTCTCTTTGATATATTTCTTGTGCTTTCATAGTTGATTTAACAGTTTCATTTCTAAATGATTCAATAGCAGATCCAGTTTGTCTCTGCTGGTTTGAATTTTCAATCAATAAAGTTGGCAACCAAGTAACTGCACAACTCCAATCATCAACTTCTTCTCCTGTATTAGGATTCAATCCACGAACCTGAGTAAACCAAGAACATTGTAAACCAATACAATCTTTACCAATTAAAGGGCAAAACTTCCCCTGCTCAAGTTTCATTGTATCAACTCTTTGTGCATATTATAACATCAACATACTGAACTGCCAAGTCCAAAGAACCTGAACTACTAACACTAACAGTATCGCTAAAGGTATGATCGTGATCACTAGGAGAACCAGATGCACTAAAACTATCACTACCAGAGAAAGTAAAGTTAGAACCATTGATGTAATACATTACAATGTTGTGATTATGAACATCACCACTACCAGTAGATGTAACTTGAGGAGTTCCTGAAGAACCAGCATTTAAACTATCGACAAGACCATATGAACCACCAGAAGTACCAACAACCGAATCATAAGAGTGTTGGTGAGCTGGCATCTGTGCGATTGATATTGTTCTTGGACTGGTATTTGCATACATTATCTGTTGTCCACCACAATTTCCACTAATACTAACAGAACCACTAACACTAACAGATCCAGCATTATCACTACTTGTAGATCCACTAGCACTTCCAGATCCACTAACACTTAACGATCTACTAGCAAATGTACTTGTAAATGAATTACTACCACCCGAACCACCACCAGAACCACTTACAACTCTGAGTGCTTTATTATTATGTGATGTTGATTTTGACCATCCAGTAGGAGCACTAGATTGTACAAATAACATGACAGATCCTGAAGGAACAGATCCTGAACCAGAAGAACCTGGAGGACCTGGAGGTCCAGCAGAACCAGGAGTCCCATCAGCACCATCATTACCGTCAGCACCATCATTACCGTCAGCACCTGGAGGACCTGGAGGTCCTGCAGGTCCAGCACTAGCAGTTGAATTAATTTTTAAAGTACCAGATGGTCCACCTGCATCAAACGCTATGTTAGAACCAGCCTCAATAGTCACCTCATAATCAGTTAATGTAGTTCCAGTACCATCATTACCTAATTTAATACCTCTAGTAGTTGTACTAGGATGTCCAGTTTGTCCAAGAGTTCGTTTTGATCTTTTCTGTTGCCAGATCAATGCAGTTTGATTTTGGTTTGGAGTTAATAAATGATCGTGATATCCAAGGAATCCATTAGGCGTATCCGTTAATCCAAGGAAAGTACTAGATGCTGCAGAACCTGGAGGACCTGGAGGTCCAGCATTACCATCAGCACCATCAGAACCATCAGCACCATCAGAACCATCTTGACCAGGAGGACCTGGAGGACCAGGAACTGTTGAATCAGCACCTGGAGGACCATCTGGACCATCTGGACCTGGAGGACCAGGAACTGTAGAATCTGCACCTGGAGGTCCTGGAGGACCGTTTGGACCTGGAGGTCCTGGTGTTGTTGAATCATTACCTGGAGGTCCTGGAGGTCCAGAACCACCATCATTACCATCATTACCTGGAGGACCTGGAGGTCCTGATCCACCAGGAGATCCGTCATTACCATCATTACCTGGAGGTCCTGGAGGACCAGCAGCACCACTATCTGATATAGAAATAGTGCCTTTCATAGCACTATGATATTGACAAATATAATAAAGAGTACTTGGTGCATTAGAAGGAACCACAAAATTAATTGTTCCTGATTGAGTACCATTATTTGTTACTCCACTACTATATGCATCACCAGTTCCAGTAGTTTGTGCAGTTTTAATCCAGAATGGATGACCACTTGCATTTACAGAAAAATTATAGGTTAATCCTCTTAATAAAGTTATTGTTGGATTATTGCATACAGTATCAACGCAATAAGAACCAGATCCACTATTTGTTATATCAAAAGTTCTTGATCCTGTAGGACCAGTTGGACCTGGAGGACCTGGAGGTCCTGGAACACCAGTAGAAGGACCAGGAGGACCAGGAGGACCATCAGCACCTGGAGGTCCTGCATTACCATCACCTCCATCAGAACCTGGAGGTCCTGGAGGACCATTTGGTCCAGGAGCACCAGCAGGACCATTACTTGGAACTCGATCCCAAGCATATCCATTCCACTTCCAAACTACCCCATTTTCTGTATGGGTATCATTGAGGGATGGACTGTTTGGAAAATCGAATGCTGCCATATTATTAATCTTCAGTTATTACTACAAAATTATATCTTATATCAGCACTCGGACCAGCACTAGAAAGCCTAAAAATCTGTCCATCAGATATGTAAAGTTCTAATGGTAAATGAAGTCCAGTAGCAGTACCATCATTAGATTTAACCGTCATATGGTTAGTCATACTAGAAGCATTACCAGTATAAGTATTAATTGCTAAATTCAATCCCCATACCTGTAAACCAGTATTAGATGCATTATTTAAAGTAAAGGATAAATTACCAGCTGTCATAACACAATTCCAACTTAATGGACTCTGACTCTCCAAATAGTAAATTAATATCCTCTCATTCTTACCAGAAGAATTTGTATGAGTTATACTATTATTTACAACTGAACCATTATAAACTGTTGATGCCATAATTAGTTATTCTCGTATTTTATTTATCAACCTTGAGGTATATTCCAATTTGGCATAGTGTATGGATATAAATTAGCTGATCCAGGAGGACCTGGAGATCCAGCAGGACCTTGTGCTACTGCAACCCATTGACTGCTATTACCATCATTATAATACACATATAATGCTCCAGTGTCACTTTCCCACCACAAATCACCTTCTGAAGGTGCAGGAGAAGTTGGTGCAGTTTCGCTAATTTGCAGACCAGCAACACCAGATGGACCAGGAGGACCTGGAGAACCATCAGTACCATCAGCACCATCATTACCTGGAGATCCTGGAGGACCAGGAGTTCCAGAACCACCATCCGAACCAGGAGGTCCTGGAGGTCCAGCAGGTCCTTGACCACCTGTAGAAACCTCTACCCATTGTCCACCTTGTCGAACCTTTACCGCCATTATATAAGAATTACTTTATTTTTATTTATCATGGTCTTGTTGGATATGATGGATTAGAAATATCTGAAGTATTTGCTGGAAGATCTCTTAATGCTTGACGATAAGTTTTCCATTCTTCCCTTTTTGAATCACTAAAAGGAG